GCCTGTTGATTGAAAGGTGGCTACCGCAGAGCCTGGGTCGTAGGCATTGTTCCACGAACCCGCGAACACATCGAGAGCGTAACCCGAGTTCGCAATCCAGCGCGGCCTCAGGCGGGCCATGACCGATGCATTGCCGGCCAATGTCTGCACATCCCACGTAAGCGCAGCGCCGTCAGAGGACGTACCGAAAACAGCGAGGTCGCCGCGCGAAAGAGCAACGTTTCCGGTGGCTTGCGCTCCGGATGTCCAGATCTTCCCGAAGTTCGCACTACCACTGCTGCTCAGTCGCAGCGCCTCATTGGCCCCGGCGTTTCCGGTCACGAAAACAATCGCGTCGCTCGTGCCCACGCCGGAGGTCGAGCGCAGCGTCAGGGTCGAGGCCGCGCCCGTGCCGCCGGTCACCGTCGCCATAGTGCCGCTACTGGCGGAGATGACCACGTTCGAGAGCGTGTACCCGCCCCCATTGACGTTGTCACCCCACGCGCGGATGTCGTTCCCGAGGTTGTTGATGTCCGTGAATGACAGCGTGTCGCTGCTGACGAAGTTGACTCGCGAAAGCCATGCCATCTGCTATTCCTCCTGTGCCGGAACCAGCCGCTTCAAATCGGCTGACAGCGTGTACTGTTTTTCCTGCGGCACGTCCGCGGCTTCAAGAATCGTTGCCATCATGGCCTGGATGGCCATCTGGAAGGCGCGGCGCGTGTCTTCGAGCGGCTTGATCTTGCCGTCGATGACTTCTAGTTCTTTGGCGAGTTGCGCAATTCGCGCGTGTTGGCGCTCGGTGAGGTCGATGTGAGTTTGAGGATTCATGGAACTATTAAATCAATCCGTGATTTTGCAGTCTATCAATCACTTGGTTTATGGCCAATTTGCAGTCATTGATGAGAAGCTGCTCAGTGGCGGTGTAGGTGGCGCCAGCCGTACCAGTCACGAGCGAAATTGCAGTGCCGCGAGCGCCGACCACTTTGACGCCGTTTACGTAGTACCCAGGAGTTGATGCAGCCAAATTGAGCCTGCCAAGCTGGCCGTTAATTTCAACGGTCGTCGACCCCAAGGCAATCATGTTTATCGCAGGCGCGCCGTTCACGACGCATCGACTACTGCTACTGTCCTCGACCCACACGCCGCCAGCCGGGAAAACTCTTATCTGCTGCGTCGGGCTTGAGTTATTGGAAACCACAAGTCCAGCGTAATAGCTGCCGCTAAATGCGTTGGTCACTGCTGTAGTGATGCCATTGAGATTCAGCGTAAAGGTTGCGTCGCTGATTGTCACATTCCCGCTCGAATCCGCCTTGATCTTCCCGTTTGTGTAGCTCGTCCCGCCTACCGACAGCGTCTTAAACCACGCCCCCTCGTTGCCCGACTCGACGCCGATGAAGCCGATCTGACTTCCCGATGCGTTGTAGACGCCGAACTTGCCCGGCTTGCTGCCGCCGCCGCCAACGCTGATTTCGGTCGTATCTAACTTGGCCGTGGTAACTGCCCCGGCCAGGATAGTTGTGGCCGTCACGGCGTTTGTTGCGATCTTCCCGGCGATCACCGCGCTGGCCGCGATTTCGTTCGCGGTGACGGCGTTGGCCTGCAATTTCGGCGTGCTGATAGCGCCGCTGGCAATCGCCGTTTCGGTGATCTGTGACGCGGCGACGATGATCTTTCCGCCGCTGATGGTGAACAGGTCGCTCGACGCGGGGAGATACTTCCGCAGGTCCAGCGTCCCCGCTGCGCTACCGATGCTCAAGGTGTTCTGCGGGGTGCCAGCCACTTCGGTATTCGTGCGGCCGTTCACGTCGAACGACACCAGCTTGGCCGTAACCGTCGTCGCGCTGTCCGGATTCGGAATCACCACCGCGATAGGTGATGGTGTGGCAGAGGTCGATGCGAGCAGCGTTGCGCCGCTGTATACGCGAAGCTCGACGCCTCCCCATGTGACATCTGAAGGCGCGGTAAACGTCGCCGTGATGCGCTGCTGCGTTGTGCCGTCGCTGGCGGTGACCGTGGCCGCTGCGAACGACGCGCCCGTAACGTGCGAGGTCCACTCGGTGCCGGCCGCGCCTGCCGTAGGCGGCGGCACGGAGATGGTCGCAACGGGCGTTCCGACGGCGGGGCTGCGTCCGTCCGTGTTTGGGTTGGCGTTGTTATCAATTGACACCGCGTAAAACGTCCAGGTTGCTGTCGTTTGCGGGAACGCGCTCGATTCGATGGTGACTGCGCTGCCCGTCTCCGCGCCGGTCATCTGCACTTTGTCCCCGCTCGGCAGGTGCAGCCAAATGACGGCACCGCCCCACCGAGCGAGCGCCGCCGCGCCTGATGGCCGCGTCCAGGCAAGGTCGATCAGCAGCGCCTTCTGCCCCTGCGCGTTTGTGACGTATCGGGCGTTGGTCGCCGTGAATCCAGTCACGTTGTCGGCGTACGGCGTGAGCGATGGCCTAGACGCCAGCGGCCAGGTCACCGTCGCTACAGCCGACGGCGTCAGGCCCGTGACGATGGTGTTCAGCCGTGGCTCTTCACTCGCGTCCATCGAGACGAACCAGACGCGAATCGGATTCGTGCCAACGAAGAGGTCGAACCAGTCGCTTCGCGCCGCCGTCTCATTGACGTTCAGCGCCGGGCCGTTGGCCCGTTGCCCGTTCGAGTACTCGTAGACAATCTGGACGCCGCCGAACGGCCTCTGCCACGCCGCAGGAGCGTCTGCCGGCAGGCTCCAGCCGAACAGTATGCGGTACTTGGGCGACGCCACCTGTGAGTCGTCGTACTCGACCGTTGCTGAAACGCTGCGGACGAGGCGGGCGTACTCTTCGCCCGACTGGTAGGTAAGCGCGGCAATCGATAGCGTGACGTTGGGCGTTGCGCCGGTTTGATTCGCCCGCACCAGTTCTGCCTCGGCCTGCTCCGAGTAGCTCGCCAAGTAGAACCGGCGGGTAGCCGTTTCGGTCGGTCGCGGCAGGTACAACGTGACCGGCGAGGCGAGATGGTAGCCCCGGTCAATCGGCGCGAAGGTCCCGCCAAGGTTGCGGGTGCCGCCGAGGGTCGCCGTGCTGTTCAGCGGCACACCAGCGGACGCGGACTGGTCCACCGGCTCTTCCCAACAGTGGACGCCAACGAAGTCGCCGAGGGGCGACGGCGCGGTGAATGCGATCTTCACGCGCACTCGCTCGTCGTCGGCGTACTCGTAGCTGGCGGAAAGACCCGTTACGTTGTCGGGCGCTCCGGGAACTGACGGCGCTGTCGTGGAGGCGCCAGGTGCTGCGCCTCTGCCGCCTCCAGTCTGCCCTGCGAGTGCTTTCCAGAACTCCTGCACGCCCGTCAGAGACGTGCCCGTGATGGCCCGCACGCGGAATCGCAGATACTGGCCGGCAACATCGGACAGCGTCACATCGTGGATCAGGTACGAGTCGCTCGAAACGCCGCGCGGCGTGTTGGCGATGGTCTGGAGTTGGCCAGGCCGCAACGTGACGCAAGACGGCTCGACTTCCTCGTCGGTCTCGTACTCGATTTCTGAGACCGCTGCCTTCTTGGCGGAAATTATGGCCAGGGCTTCGTTATAGGCCTGGACCTGCCCCACCTCGCGCTCCAGATACGACACATAGCGCCCACTGCCGCCGCCCTCTTGTGTAATGGTCGCGGTGATGTCGGCGGAATCCTCGACGCGCACAATGTCGGCCCCGAGGCGCTGGTAGCGGACGGTAAGCGTATCGCCGCTGGTCAGCACGTCCACGTCGGCGTCCTGCCGGATGCGGGTGGAAGCGTACTCCCAATAGTAGGCCTTGTCCGACTCGCTCAGCCACTGGCCGAACTCCACATCTTGCCCGTTCACAGTCATGCCGACGATCTGGCCGAGGCGGTTCGCCAAGGTGAAGGCGCGGGTTGTGCCGTCGCCCGTGAACGACTCTTCAGTCACGGTGATCTGCGTCCACGGCACGCGGAACGCGGCGGCGTTCGTCTTGTCCTCGCGCGTGCGGCGGACCGTCAGCGAGCGATAGTTGGCGCTGCTAGTCGAGATACTGAACGGCGCGGCGGCGAACGTGCGCGGCTTGAAGTACAGTTCCCTGTCCTCGTCGATCCACCAGACGAAGTTCGACAGCGTCGCCAATTGCCCTATAGCATCTGAGACGGTCGCGTCTGCGTCGAAGGTCACCGCGTCGAGGACCGCGCCGAGGTCGACGTTGCTCGTGCCGATGCCTTCGTTGTCGGCGAAGTTGGCGATCAGGTCCGCGACGATGGTCCCGGCCCGATTGGTCAGCAACACCTGCTCCAGCGTCCCGGCGTTGGTAATGTCAACCGCTGCGCCGCCGCTGGTTAGTGACAGCTGCAGCGTGGTGCTGGCCGCGCTGACAACGAAGTACTCTATAGCACCGTCCAGCCCGCCCGCGAGCGCTCCTTGCGCGTGGGCCTTGATGCGGACGCGCGCGCCGTTGCTCAGACCGTGCGCGGATGCGCTGGTAAGCGTGTTGGTGCTGGCGTCGGCGGTGACGATGATGGTGCCGTCGTAATGCGCCGGAAGCGCGGTGCTGAAGTTGTAGCATCTCCGCCGGTCGAGACGCTGCTCCCAGGTAATGCCGCGCACGTCGTAGAACGCGCCAGCCGCCGCTCCGGCCTCGGTGATCGAGACTTCGGCCACCTCATCGACGCTGCCAGCCCATAGCTTCGTTGCGCCGCTGTATAACTCGATCACGTGGCCCTGCTGCGGTCGATACGAGCCGCTGGTCGAGACGATCCGGCAGTTAAACGTGGCCCGCTGGCCCAGGCTGGCCTGAATGCTCAGTGAATACGGAACGGCCTCGCGGATGGCCCCGGCGATGTAGACGTCGATGCTCACGCGGGTATCACCCCCAATTGTTTCAACTCGCGCGTGATGGCGTCGAGTAGCGTCCTCGTGTCGCCGGTCGCACTGATGTTGATGGTGACGTTGTTACCGCCCGCCATCGCCATCTGGCGGCCTTCGGTGCGGATCATGCTGTCGTGGATGTCCTTCAGCTTGGGCAGGTATTCGTTGTTCTTTTCGAGGAGGTGCAGAAGGTGGATCTGCGAGTAGCGGACTTCCTTCTCGATTAGGTCAAGGGTCTTGTTCATGGCGGCGAACTGAAAGTTCGATATGACCGACGAGACCGCAGAAACCACGCCTGCAACGGCGTTCACCACCGCTGTTACCGGGTTCGCGGCAGCCATCGCCGATCCGATCCCGCTCGACGCCGAACCGGCCGCACCGGCGACGCCCGGTATGGTGCCCATCGTCGCCATTGCTACGCCGCTCACTGCCGGTACTGCGCTTGATGCTGCGCCCGCAGCGCCGCCGCCAAAGACGCCGCCTAGAACCTTGCCCACTGAGCCGAGAGCGCCTGTCAGCCCGCCTCGGCCCGTCAGCGCTTCGATTACTCGGTTGATGCCGTTCTCAATCACCGTGCGGATTAGCGACGATGCGATCTGCTTGCCCACGCGCTCGAACACCTCGCCGATCTTTCCGCCGCCAATGATAATGTCAGCAATGCCGCGCGAAAGGTCCGTGACGATGGTCGAGACTTGGCGGCTGATGGCCTCCTGCGTCTTCTTCCAGTCCTTGCCCACGTTCCCCGCCATGATGCGGATCATGTCCGCGTTGCGCTTGGCGGCGCGGGCGGTGTCGGCCCCAGCTAGCACGCGATCATTTTTGTCGCTCGGAACCGTCATGCGGCCCAGTTCGATGTTTCGCGCCGCCGATGCGGCCATCTGAATGTCGCCGATTGCGGCCAAGGCGCGTTCGCGGGCGAAGTCGAAGGAGATGGCTACCTCTTCGATCTTCGGGCGCACCGCGCCGAGTCCGTCGTACAGCTTCAAGTATTCCGCGCCGAGAGCCTCTTGCGCGCGCTGGACATCGACCGTGGACGCCTTGCCTTGCTGGTAGGCTTTAGTGATCCGCTCCAGCGCCGTCCGCGCCAGCACAAAGCTACCGATGGCGTCGGTGGTGTTGGTGACGCCGAGGCGCTGAAAGGCGTTGGCAAGTTGGTCGATCACCTGGACGGCCTTTTTCTTCTTGTCGGTAACATCGACCACCACGCCGCCGACTTCCTCGTATACCGCGCGGATGCGCTTCAGTTGCGCTTCCAGTTCTTTCTTCTTAAGGATTGCTTGCGTCTCGTTCGCTGTTGCCTCAGCGGTCCTGCTAATGTTGGCCTTGATGGCCGCTTCCATTTCAACGTTGCGACCAGTTGCAAATCGGATTGCCGCAGCCAAGCCGCTAAATGCTTCTCCGACTGCGGCAATCGGCGCAAAAACCATCCGCATCGACTTGTCGATGGCAACGCCAACAGCTTCAACGAGCGGCTTCAAAAGCACAAGGATAGGCTTCAGTAGCTCCAACTTCTGCCGCAGAAAGTCGATCACAGCGAGAGCCTTTGCGCTGATACCCGTGACGTTATCGACCTCAGTGGCAAAGTCCGTGATGCCCTTGACTAGCGTTTGAACGTTCTCAAACAGCTTAAACGCCAAATATGCGCCGGCCACCATTTGCCCCATGACAGCCGCCGCGCTGCCCGTCACGCCGAACGCGCCAGCCAAGCGCAGGAACGCTTGGCTAATAGTTGCGCTTTTTTCAATCAGCGTCCCTAGGACAAACGCAACGGGCGGAAGCGCAACGGCCAAGGCGCTAAATTTCAGCGCTGTGTCTTGCGTTTCGGGCGATAGCTTTGAAAACTGCTCGGCCAGTTTTTGCGCTTGCGCGATGGCCGGGTTAAAGAACTCATCAACCAACCGCTTGCCGATGGGAAGCAGCGACTTTCCAAACGCTGCCGCCGTCTGCTCTGCGCTCTCCCGCAGATTCTCCATGCTGGTCTTCAGATCCCCGCCAGCCCGCCCGCCTTTCTCCAGTTCGCTCACCACGACGCCGATGAACTGCTGCGCCGAAATGCCCATCTTCTCAAACGTCTTTGCGGGGTCGCCAAGCGCCGCCGCGCCGAATTTGTCTTTGATAATGGCCGAAATTTGCGGGATGCGTTCAGTAATGGGGTCAAGGTTTTCTTTGGTAACCTTGCCGGCCGCCGCCATCTGCGAAAGCTGCCGAGTGACTTCCGAAAAGTCCTCTTTGCCGCCGCCCACGACCGCCAGAGCGTTTCCCAGTTCGCGCATGATGCGCCTGGATTCGTCGGCGGTGCTTCCGAGGGTCTGCAGGCGGATCGAGCCCTGTACGGCCTCTTTGAGTCCCAGCCCCGGCAGCTTCGAGACTTCTTTCAGCTTCTCGAGTTCAGTCGCTGCCGCCGTCGTCGATTTCATGGTGGCCGCGAGCCCTTTCTCCAGCGACTCCATCTGCACCGCTGCGTTCAGTGCCGCAGCGCCAGCGGCTACGACGGGCGCGGAAAAGCCGATGGAAAGCGCTTGACCTGCTTCGCTGATCGTCGCGCCGAAGCGCTTGATCTTACCCAACGAGGCGTTGACTTTCTTGTCGAAGTCGTCGGTGCTGGCTCCGATTCGAACAATTAGATTGCTTAGGACAGGCACCTATCGTCTCCCGTTTTTCTTCGCTGCTTTCTCAGACTCTCGGTGCTTCAACTCCAGGTAGGCGGCCCACTCGGTGAACTCGCTGCTGCTCATCTCCCGCAGCAGCCGCCCAACTGTCATGTGTAGTATCTCGGCGAGGGCGAAGGCGAATCGCCGCTCGCCCGTCAGTTTTTTTCCGCTGCTTCTGCCGGTTCCGCGCCAAGGCCCGAGATGCGGCAGATTTCAGTTACAACGCGGTCGATCACGGCGCCAGGCATATTGACAATGGCGTCGTGATGCGCTGCTTCAAAGATCGGCTTGCCGGTTGCCGGGTCAAACGTCGAGGCAATCACCAGCCGCGCCATGGCGACCGCT